AATGTTCCAGTAGCATGATAAACATATTTAATAGGTGATACTTGCATTGTGCTGTTACCAGTTGATAATGAAATGTTGCTACCACCTAATGTAGTGCTTACTGCAAAACTAGTATTATCTTCGACAAATGTTACATAATAATCTGTACCCGCAGACACTCCTCCGAATACTGCATTGCCATTTTGTCCTGTAAACTCTACAGGCATACCTATATAAAATCCAGTAGTATTGTCTGTAATAAATGTATTGTCACTGGCTGTACCAGTGCCTACTCCTACGCCAGTTGCTACAAAAGTAGTTCCTGGGTTGCTGTCTGCGGCACCAATTAAAGTAAAATCAGTGTCTCCTGTAGAAACAATAATATATTCTCTACCAATTACAAATGATCCTGCAGTAATAACGTTACCTGTATCAGTTACAGTCTGTGGTTCAATAACTGGATCAATTGCAACGTCACCATTTCTATCACCTACATAACCTGTAGGGGTAATTGCTTCTCTTTGTTCGATTTGCGAGATTTGATAACTTCTGTTAACTGGTTCTACTACGATTGTATTACCACAATCAATGGTAGAAAAATCATATATGAGATTAGTTACATTGTGTGGTGCTTTAGCAATTGCTAAGTTACCACTAACTTCGATGTTGTTTTCTAAAATGTCTCCACTACCTACAACTTCAGCAGGGAATATTAAAAATGCATCAGTATTTGCAACTGTTAAGTCTAATGTTATAGTGTGTTTTGTAGCAGTAGGTGCCCAACCTGCAAATTGAAACGTAGTGTTTCCTGTGATAGTTGCAAATTGTACGTCACCTAACGTACAATCAACTACAACTGATCCTGATACGTTATTACCTAAATTATATGTAGTATTACGAAAAGTTCTAATAGCGGCATTACTAATTAAAGTATTAGCCATGTTATTATTAAGCGGGATATTATTTAGAGCCTGCTTAAGCACAGCCTTATCTTGCAATTCGGTAATTTCCTCGCCGGCTGTGTTTAAATTATTTTTGATAGACGTAAAGTTATCTCTAAAACCCTGAGAATTATTATTCTGTCCCGGGGTAGGATAGTTTCCGTTTATTCCGTTTGTATTAATTGTACTCATAATTTATTTAATCTCTCAATATACTATTTATCAACGCAAATTATCCAGATACATTTCCTTCATCAGGTAAGATCGTTCTTCTAGGAAATAAAACATGAAAATCTTCAGAGTCAATAGGATCGGGTTCTGGAGACGCACTAGGCAGTCCTGTCCATGCGGGCGGCGTAGTATTATTATCGTAGTCAAATGTAGTAGACTTGTCAACAGTGATTCTGTCTAACTGGAAGTTGATCGTGTTCAACGTATATGGTCTTCCTAAAGGATCTAACCATAACGTTTCAATGTTGTTTTTAATTGCATCAGCAGTTCCTGGTTTACAATACGCAATAACCCAAGCAGGAGTATATCCTAATGTTGACCCATTTGCTTGTTGACTTGTCATCCATTCAGGTAGCAATCTAAAATCAAATTCTTGTCCTAAATTTTCTCCTGTTCTATCTCTCATGTTTGGCAGTGAGTTAGGATATAATGCTCTCGCAAACTCAGGAGTTAAACTTGTGTAATACTTAGGTGCACTTGTTTCTGTCAATAAAGGCAACTCAGTTTCTGAAACAATTAATTGTTCTTCAAATGTTTCTTCAGTTTGTATTTGTTGTCCGTCAGGAGTAGTATCTATGTAACTTGTATAGATATCTGTTACACTTGTATACCAAGGTCCTTTATTCAAAGGTATATTTCTTGGCCACAGAATNTCTTGGCTGATGCTTTTACCTTTTGGATTGATTAAATTATCTTGTATTTCAGAATAAACTACTTCGTATACAATTTCTCCTGCTGAATTTTTAGCAACCGCAGTCTTTAATTCACCTAATGTAATATATCTCCAATAATGATTTTTATCAATAGCCGCTACATAATCTTCAAAGTCACTTGCATAGATACCATAAGCATGTTCATATGTGATATTATCTGCTTTACCAAAGTTAACATCTTCAGGTCTATACAAATCTGCATCCGGTATGATTGCAGTATTTGTAAGTAACCCTTGAATAATATTTCTATCTGCAACACTCGGTACACATTTAATATATAATGTGTCAGTTGGTTGAGTAAATTCTTGTACAATTGTTAATGTAAATTCTCTAGTAGAATTTATAACCGGGTATAGAGGCGAGTATGCTTCGATTGTAAATGTAAATGGAGTTTCATTACCAGGTTCTGTAAACGTGTCATTAGGCTGATATGCAACTGTACCTGATATCTCACCATTATCTAATAGTTGTAAGTTAGGAGGNAATGTTCCGCTTGTTATTCTATACTCTAATGGTACGTCTGCTGTTGCACTGACTGCTAAAATAGATGTTTCACTATTATTCATCTTACCGAGATCACTAGGTGTTGTCCAATCAATCACACCTAATATATCATTTGTTACTGTTAATTTAAATCGAAAAGTAGAACTTTGTATAGATGTGAAACTTGCCTTTCTTACATTAACACTAAATGTATATTGTGAAATGCTATCTTCTGCAATTGTAGGCGTTCCTGTTATCCATCCTGTGACTGGATCTCCTACTAATCCTAAAGGCAGATCAGTATATCGATACTCTAAAGCATTACCATCAAAATCTTTTCCTAACATTCTCCAAGAAAAATATTCACCACTTTGAAATGTTCCAATATCTGCCTCTTCACTAGGAGAGTATGTAGTGTTTAAGTCACCATTAGGAAATACATAATAACCATAATTAGTTGGGTCGTTTACTGCTATGTCAAATGTTGCTGGTCTTGTGTTTAGAACACTAGGTATTCTACTATTCGGTGGGAAGCCAGGGCCNCCTGAACTAATAGGTGCATTTTGATTAGCAATAACGATGTTATATGATTCTAATGCATTTCCTAATGGTGATGTCAATTCTAATGTAAATGAATATGTTTGTACCGTAGGTTCACCAGTTTGTATCTGTGGCAACGTTGCTCCAAATGTTCCAACACCATCTACCAAAATTTCTTCTGTACCACCTCTTGCACCTGATATTGTAAATGTGGTTGCACTTAAAATATCCTTGACATAATATGTTCTGTTTGCTACAATGTCTCCGTATACTGCACCATTGAATATAATAGGTCTTTCTTCAACAAATCCTGTCGTACTTAATACTGTTAAAACATTTGATGATATTGCTAATACTGATGTATTAACTGTACTGTAATTAATATTAATAACTGGAGCATCAGGATAGCCTCTGATCAAACCTTTATCGTTAATTTCTAATCCAGGTGGTAATGTTCCTTGAATTTTTCTAATAGATATCGGATTGTCTTCTACTGGATTTGTGTATTCTATTTGTAACTCTCTCCACACACTATCATTAGAATTTAATATAGTACCAGTAGGAGTAATAAACTCAGGCGTTGCAACACCACTAATAATCATACTAAACGTTCTATCTAAAATACGTTGTGTATCTCCTAGATAATCGTCTGTTGCTCTGACAGCAAAATTATAAGTAGTGTCTTCACCAACTGTTGCAGGTGTACCTGATAATACACCAGTTTCACTGTTTAGTGATAATCCTTCAGGTATGCTTCCACTTAGTATTGTATAAGTGATTGCTGTTGCAGGAAGTTCTGGAGTTGCTACAAACGTAAATGTCATAGGAACTTGAGACGGNAATGCGCCTATACTTCCGGCTGGTGTTACCCAATCAGGATGATTACTCATTTATTGAGACCTAATGAATAATGTGTTCTGCCGTCAACTTTAGATGCAGTTAAAGACTTGCCTCTATTACCTGCAGTATTGTAAGTAACATGTACCCAACCTGAGTCAGGTACACCCGGGGTATAGAATTCTAAGATTACTTGATCAAAATCTGTGTTCTTTTCAATCCACTTAGCCAGATCGTAATTAGATACGCCATGTATTTCTATGTCTGCGGCCTGTCCTTTGCAATGTTGCGATTTTGCACTTCCGCCTACTGCTTTATTAAGAGCAGATCCACGATATCCACTATTAATAATTACAGGTCCAAAATGATCTCTTACTTTTTGTAATACGTTTTCACATAATGCTTTTGCATTTTCTAAATGTTCTTCAGGCATAGTGTTATCTAAACCCTGACGTATTGCTGTTTGACTTTTTTCAAACTCTGTGAGTGTAAAATTTTTTGATAATTTCATTTGTTTTTTATCCTTCTTAAAGATGCAAAACATTATGCATATGTTGCGCCGACAGTATACCATTGTGACGAACTATGTGCAACAAATTGAATTTGTCCTAAAGGACTTATTGACATTGCTCCATTAGTTCCGTTACCGTCAATCGCATCATTAGTTGCTGGATACACTTTTAATGTATCTGTTGCATCTAAGTTTTTAATGTATATGCATAAACCTGGAGTCGCATTCATCAATCTAACACCGTTGTCATTGCTAGGTGTTGTTACTGAGAATATATCTGCGCCACTTAGTGCCGCGGCGCTTCCTTGAGTTGTGCCACTTGCAGTGACTGTTGTTACGTCTTTAATAATGTGAGTCTGGTTAGTTATATTACCAGATACTGTTAAACTTGTTAGTGTGCCTACACTAGTAATATTAGGTTGTGTTGCTCCTGTAATATCTAATGCTAATGCCGCACTCCCTGCTGATGTTGCGTATGTTGAGTTTGCAACAATTCCTGAAATGTTGGCTGCCACTACATTAGAGAGACCGCCACCATCACCTGTAAATAACCCTGTGTTTGCTGTAAATGATTGTGCTGTTACGATGCCGTTAACACCTAATACTGACAGTGTACCTACTGAAGTAATGTTTGGTTGTGCTGAAGTAGTAACTGTTCCTGATGTTGTTGCTGAAGTGGCTGATGTTGCTAATGCTACTGTACCACTTACATTTGCACCTGCTACTGAATTTGCTACTTGTGCGAAATCTACTTCGCCTGTAACTTGTTGTCCATCTATTGCTGTTAAGTTAGCGCCATCGCCTGATACGTATGTAAAGACACCACCAGTGCCCGATACATTTCCTGCAGACACATTACCTGTAACAGATAATGACGATAACGTTCCAACACTAGTGATGTTAGATTGAGCGGCCCCCGATACAGTAGTAGCCACTGTTGCCGTTGATACTGCTCCGGATACATTAGAACCTGCTACTGAGTTTGCAGTCCCCGCAAAGTCTACTTCGCCAGATACGTTTGCTCCGGCTACTGAATTTGCTACTTGTGCAAAAGGAACTTCTCCTGTTACATTAGCACCTGCTACTGCATTTGCTGTTGTTGCAGTAGTTGCTAATGTTGCTAAAGGAACTTCACTTACGTTTGCTCCTGTAATATTTGTTAATCCTGCACCATTTCCTATAAATGATCCACTACCACTAGCAATTGTAATATTACCTGCGTTAGTAATAAGATCACTAGTAGTGTTAAGATTACCACTTAAGATTAATCCTGTTAATGTTCCTACTGATGTAATGTTTGGTTGTGCGTTAGTTGTTAGACTTCCTGCTACTATTGGAGCACTAAGTCCGCTACCTGCAATAATATGACCAGGAGCATTTAAGTTGCCTGATGTTTTATTGAATGTGAATCCTGCGTTACCAGCATATGTAGTGCCACCGTCGTTAAAGATAATTTCTGTATCTGAACCTTGTGCTGGTACTAAAGTTGCAGTGTCCCATGTTAAAGTACCAGAGCCATCTGTCATTAAGAATGCACCATTGACACCACCTGTAACTGTTACGTTACTTACTGGTCCTAAGTTAGATGTGCTGTTAAAGTCTATATTGTTATCAAAACCACCTGATACAGACATNGANCCTGTTACTGCTACTTCTGTNCCTGAATTGTTAACTTGTAATACGTTTGCTGTTCCACCAATTGTAACTCTGAATGGTCCGTTAGTATCAAGTCTTGCTTCACTTGTACCGTTTTCGATATAAGATCCTGTTGATACAGATATATTTGATAAGCCGCCACCATCACCAGTAAATACACCGGTTGTTGTCACATTGCCACCACTAATATTGCCTGACACATCTAATGAACTTAATGTACCTACAGTTGTAATATTTGATTGTACAGCATCAACTACAGTATTTGCTGTACTTGCATGTGTTGCGTTTGCTACAGTACCTGATACATTTGCGCCATCGACTGCGTTAGCAGTTGCGGCGAATGCAACTTCACCTGTAACATTTGCGCCTGCAATTGAATTAGCAATTGCGGCAAATGCAACCTCTCCTGATACGTTAGATCCTGCTACTGCATTAGAAACTGCCGCAAAACCTACTTCGCCAGTTACGTTAGCACCTGCGACTGAATTTGCTGAGTCTGCTGATGTTGCATGTGTAGCATTTGCTACGACACCTGATACATTGCTTCCTGCAACACTATTCGCAGTACTTGCAAATGCAACTTCACCAGTTACGTTTGCACCTGCGACTGAATTGGCTACTTGTGCAAAAGCAACTTCTCCACTTACATTCGCTCCAGCAACTGAATTTGCTACTGCGGCAAATGCTACTTCGCCTGATATATTTCCTCCAGCAACACTATTTGCTGTAGCGGCGAATGCAACTTCACCAGAGACATTTGCTCCGGTAATTGAACTTAAACTTGAACCGTTACCTAAGAAATAATTTGCTGTTACTGAATTACCTAAATCAGCACTTAATCCTGCACTCAAAAATCCTGTTACGGCAAGACTTGTAAGAGTACCGACTTGAGTGATGTTTGGTTGTGCGTTAGTTGTTACTGTACCTGCTGTAGTAGCAGTTGCTACTGTACCACTTACATTAGCGGCTACAATGTTTGATAAACCACCGCCATCGCCAGTAAATAAACCTGTATTTGCAGTGAATGCTGGTGCTGTTATTGTTGATTGAACATCTAGTGTTGTTAAAGTTCCTACTGATGTAATGTTTGGTTGTGCATTAGTATATACTGTTCCTGAAACTAATGCATTTCCTACTTGACCTGTTATATTAGATCCTACAAGTGCTGATAAGCCAGCACCATTACCACTGACATTAGATGCCGCTACAGCACCTGTTAGGGTTATGTTGTTTGCATCTATGTTACCGTTTCCAGATGATGTATTTGCTAATACATATCCAAAATCACCTGACAAATTACCTATGACTGTATTACCTTGAACATTACCTGACACTACTACATCAGTAATATTTGCTATCGAATTAGGTAAATCAATGTATAATGTTTGAGTAGAATCTGTGATAGTCGCAGTACCTGGGCCTGTACCCGGTGAACGACCTACTGATAAAGTTGTTGAAGAAAACTGAACACATGCAATGTTTGCACCTAATACAACGTTACCTACTGGGGAACCATTAACTAAATATACTCCGGGTCCTGCAGTTTTGTTGACTGATACTACTGCTTGGTCACCTAACCCCGCAAATACTTCTGTAAAATTTAACTGAACTTTTTCAAACGCCGATCGTATTGCATCTGCATCTGGATCGTCAGGGAATGCTCCGAAGTCAATATTTCTTTGTGCCATAGTAATTCTATCCTAATATTAGTATTTATCAATCTTAGTTCTTATTACTTAGATAAAAAAATACCCGACTAAGCCGGGTATTTAAGTGGGTACAACGAGTTTTCTTATTATTTTAGACTATCTAATTTGTTTAAAATAGTTGCAAATCCGCTTGATGAAAGTACAGAACCTTCTTTAACAACGTCAGCACCATTGTAGCCCATTCTGTCTTCTTGACCAGCAATGACTGGGATAGTTGTTTGTCCTGTTGACTTCTGTTTGTTAATTCCACCTGAGATAACTTTAGTCATAAAGTCAATGTCTTGTTCAAATGATGTTTCAGTACCGTTCTTGCCTGCATCATTAGCCCATTCGTCAACTTTTTCTTTTTCATCTTTAGAATCATCTTTATCTTTAGAATCATCTTTTTTATCAGGATAGATATCCTTGAGATTTTTAGCAGTAATTTTTTTGCCTGAATCATCTTTTAGTTTATTAAACCATTTTTCTTCATCTTCTGCTACTTTGAATTCTCTTTGATCATCAGTTTGCATTTCAGTGATTTCTTCGTTCTCACCATCGTTTATAGAGTCCTTAGGGGCATCCTCTGCGCCTTCTTTAGTTAAAAGTCTCTCATCATCATGTTGTGATAATGGCTGAGTAGGTTCTTCTGAAGTTTCTGCACCTACTTCTGCTAATAAGTCTAAAGTTCTAAGATTTTCTTCTAAAGAAACATGTCTGTCTTCTTTATCTCTCTTACCGAACTTACCATATGAATCATCTCTGCGATCTTTCATACTTTGTTTCTTATCAGACTCTTTACCTTTACGCATACCTAATGACTCATCTTCTTCGTCATCATAGCCTTGCTTTTCGTCTAACTGAGCAAGTTCGTCTAACTGAGATAAAGTTTCTTCTAAAGATTTTTCTCTATGTTCTTCATCTCTCTTACCGAACTTACCATATCTTTCATCTCTACGGTCTTTCATTGACTGCTTCTTGTCAGACTCTTTACCGTCTTTCATGCCTAATGACTCATCTTCTTTGTCATCATAGCCTTGACCTTCTTCCATATGGTGCTCATCTTTCCAGTCATCGTATTCTAAATCTTTAACGATGTCTTCACCATCTCTTCCTGGGTGCTTACGACCGTCGTACTTTGCGTGTCGTGCAACTTCTTTACCTGCACGTTCTGCATGATCGTCTCTTTCAGCATCAGATTCTTCGTCAATGCCTTTTTTAGCAACTGTAGATGCGTCCCAATCATACTTGTCGTATATTCCTGCATCTTTTTCTTGTTCTTCTAATGAAACATCTCTGTGTTCTTCGTCACGTTTACCGAACTTACCGTAAGAGTCGTCTCTACGATCTTTCATTGATTGTTTTTTGTCAGACTCTTTGCCTGTACGCATGCCTAATGACTCGTCTTCTTCGTCATCGTAGCCTTGCTTTTCTTCTAAATGTCCACCGTGTCTATGACCNAAGTCTCCACGTGAATCATCTCTGCGATCAGCATAAGATTGTTTCTTGCTAGATTCTTTGCCGTCTTTCATGCCGAGTTGTTCGTCTTCTCTATCGTTATAGCCTTGATCTTCGTATGCTTTGTCTCCACAGCCTTCTTCCATGCTATGTCCGCCACCGCATTCGTCACATGATTCTTCGTCTACATCGACTACAACACCTGGTGCTTCTACTTCGTCTTCGTAATCACCGTCTACGTCTACAATACCCATTAACTTGAGCATGTCATCGTGTGAACTCATTGGTTGCTCACTTTGATCTGGGCTACCATAGAATGATACGTCTGCAACTTCACCGGGTGCATCTAAAACTTCTGCATCACCGTAGTTACCTAAGCCTACGTCTTTAACAAACTTGATTAACTTATCTGCTTCTGCATCAGTTGCATTAACACTTACTCTGTCTGGCTGATTCATTTCGCCTTGAGTAATAGACATTGTATAGCCTTCGTCAAGTTGTTCTTTATTTGCTTCTTCTCTACTTTCTACTAAGTGTGAGTTTAATTCTTTTTCTAAAGACTCAAAAGTCCACTCATCTTCTTCTAATGTAGCGGCTTCTGATGTTTTTGTAAATGTTTTGTCTCCTACTGAGAACTTTTCGCCTTTGTCTGCTTTTGCTAGAGCACCTGTAAATGCATTACCTTCTTCAACATCGTCTTCATCAATGCCTTTACGTGCTACAGTTTGTGCGTCCCAGTCATATTTGTCATATGCACCGTCATCATCAGCACCAACGTCTCCGTCTGGTGAAGATTCTGCTTCGCCCATTGCACCGTAAGATGCCATAGTATCTACAACTTCATCTGCTGGTTCTTCAAAGATGCCGTCGCCTGTTAATTTATCACCTGCGATTCCACCTAGTGCCGCACCTGCTGCCTTACCTATAGTTGCTCCAGGAACACCACCGATTGAACCACCGATTGCTGTGCCTGCCATGCCACCTAGTTTAGATCCTGCAATTGCACCGCCGACTCCACCGAGTACGCCTTCGTCTACGTCTGCTTCTTCCATACCTACTATAGGATCATTTTTGATTCCCATGCCACATGCTTCATCAAGGCCTCTTTTATAGCCTTCATGGTATGCTTTAGCGCCTTCAGAACCTGCATCATGTGGACATGCATACGATCCTTTACATAAACCATGAGCATGACCCATGTGCTTTGCGGCCTTCAGAATGTGATCTGCGCCTTCTTTTAAGTTTTGTTTTGTATTTTTAATCATAGTATTAAGTTCTTGTTGGTTGCACTTAGGGTGCAGTTGTTGTATTTGTTGAGTAGTAAATCCTTCGTTACACATAGATTTCACTTTTGAAATGCTAGGTAATTTACTAGATTTGCTTACTTTACCTTTTGCTTTTTCTTTTACAAGTTGAGGAGTATCAGCATCATTGGCTGCCAATGCGGCATTTGCCGCGGCGTTGCCTTTTTCATCGTTAGATGAATTATGCGAACCGTCATCCGGTGGATTTTGAGCACCTTCAAATGTTAAAGGAGATGCTTGTCCTGGACCTTGTGGGGGCATTTCGCCCTCTTTCATCTTGCCTAATGTTTTAGCAAGATTTGCTTGTTTTTCTGTTTTTGCAGGGAAATCATCTTTGTTTGCTAATACATGATTAGCAAATGCTTTAGTTGTCATTCCATGTCTTTTTGCTTTTGCTGAGAATGCGCCTGGGTCTTTGATAGCACCCGAGATCCAATCTTTTGCTTCTCTAACAGTATCTTCGTCTTTATCCATTACTTTGTCTAAGACTTTCTTTCCGCCGTATAGTAATGCTACTGCGGCTAATAACGGAAGACCATATGTTGATGCTGTTCTTTTAACTGTATCGAATGCGGCATCACCTATTGCATTTCTAATCATTCCGCCGGCGCTGTCTCCCATCGATACTAGTCTATCAACTTGATCACTTGCAAATTCTTTACCTTTGTCTATTTGCTGGTTAAAATCATCAAACTTTTGTTCAATATTATCCATCTTTTCTTTAGTCCACATCGCTCCGTCATAGCCTTGTTTCGCGGCCATACCGCCTACTGCATATTTTGCAGACTTTCCTGGATTTTTAACAATTGCCTTAGCGGCTGCTCCTGTGCCTTGTGCCCCTTTTTTTGCTCCCCAAGAAATCATTTGGGCGCCGCGTTTTGCTAACCAAGGTATAGCAACTCTAGCACCAGCAATTATTGCTGGAGCAAATTCGTCAAGTTGTTCTGCTTCTTGCATTTCTTGACCGATTTGTAATTCGCCTTTATCGATTGCTTGTGACATTTGATTAGCAACTGCTGGATTGGTAACAGTACCAATTGCTTGACCGTCTTTNTGAATTGTTTGAGCACCAGGCTTCGCCGGCTCTAGTGAAAGTTCTTCAAACATATTTTTTAACGAAGGTACTTGAACTCCTTCGACAACTTCTACTGTTTCAACTTCAGTTGATTCAGTTAGTATGTCTGCTGGTTTGCTAGGAGTAGTTTCAATAACAGTTTCTTTTTCAGATACTTTATCGAACTTGTTTAAGATGTCTTTAAAATCCATAATGTCTTCCTTAGTACCCTGCTGATGTCTCAGGTTTAGGTCCTCTTTTAATGTCAGTCATCGGACTCTTTTGACCTTTAATTGAATCATCTGACCAAGGCTTCCAAGGATCAAAAGAATCTTTAGTGTTCTTTTGATCTGCAGGTAAACCTACTTTACCTACGTTTTTGTGTTCTGCATGTTTATGAATGCTGTCTAAGTACTTATCACCGTATGCTTCACTGGCTTCTTTTCCATTGTCATTCATTTCTTCATGTTGTAAGAGAGGTGTGTCTTCCATTTCATTTTCGTATCCAACCATTTCTTTGTCGATACTATCATCAAATGCTGTATTAACTAATCTTACGTAATTAATATTATGACCTAACAATTGTGCTAATTGTTGTACCATTGGTTCTGTTACGGGATATGCAAACTCACACTTAAAGATGTGTACTGGTTCGTTTGATAAATTAGGAAAACCATATGGTGATTTCATAATAGGAGTTGAAGTTGGGCCTTTGATTTCTTTAGGCTCAAACTTGTTTAAGTTATGTTTAAATAACTCTAAGAAATTTTTACTACAGTCGCCAGCAATTTTGATTGTACAATCGTAAGTGTGAACTGACTCTGCAATGTAATGTTTTAAACTTTTCATATTGTATAGTTCCCGTATAATATATTTATCATTCTTCGTTGTTTTTTGTAGTTAGAACTCGCAGTAATTCATTGCGATCTAAATTTTGGGCGCCGTCCCCCAAAGGTATATTATCTATCTTTTCTTCCATTTTTGCTTGTCGTTGATCTAATGTTGCTTTCTTTAATTGTAGATCAATCATCTTTAACTTCTTGTTTAACTTAGCAGTTTTAGCGGTTATAGCATGATTGAGCATATTACTAGCAACACTAAAAATGTCGCCACTAAAACGTGAATCAACTTGCATTCCTAAGTCCATTAAGTCTTGGAAACTAGTTTCTGCTTTCTTACTCAGTTCATCCATTTCTCTGTCTGATGCTTCTAGTCCTCTTACTGTGGGTAAAGCAGTTTCAATCTTTTCTAAATTAGTCAATGCTTCTTTAGTAACTTCTTCTGCTACTCCTGGAATAGGTTCATTCAGTTCATTTTCTTCACTGGATGCAATATCAAATAATTCTTCAAGTTTCTTTGTCATATATCTATTTAGTTACTTTCCACGTCCATTGTAGAAAAGGTCATCTTCTGTAACTACTCTAAATTTAATACCCTGTGCTTTACAGAATGCTTGTGCTGATTTCCATTTAGCATGATTAATAGCAATTGTTGCTCGTTGCTTTGCATTTTTAACTTTTTCTGTTATAATACTTTCTGCTTTAGGTTTTATTTCTATTAACTCTGCGTTTGTTCTTCCGTATTTGTCTTGGTAAACAATAAAAAAGTCTGGTACATAGTTAGTACGTCTGCCTTTAAAAGGATGCAAATAAGGAATAACGATAGATTCACTAGCCCACTTGATCACTTTGTCATTAGTATCGCAAAAGATCATAAATGTAAGTTCCCAGCCCGAACGATACTTGGGCTTACCTTTCCCTACATATTTGTGTGGATTTCTTACAGTATAGATACCTTGTGCGTATTTTTTTCTACGAGGCACTTGTTACCCCTATGGCAATATGTTGCGTTGTACTGCTTGATTAGGAGCAGGCACTTTTGATACTCCATACAATGCTGTTTTTGACTTTAATAAATTGAGATAAAAAGCCATTTCTGTGTTAACTTGTATTGCTGTTTCTACATTAGTTTTAAAGTAATCCATAAAGATTTGAATGTTTGTGCCTGTTTGTTGCGATATTCTAAACAATGTTGTTGCAAACTGTGATGCAGTTTGTTTAGTTCTTTCTGATTCAGGATTGCCTTTTAAGACACCTAAGAAATATGAATAAACAGAGTCCCAATCACTAGCATTGACTTTTAATGGCACACTATAAAATGTGTCAAAAATTTCTAATGTGTTTTCACGAGGTGTTAATTGTAATGCCATTATGTTGCGCCTCCCGTGCCGCCACTTTGTGCGCCTGCATTAGGCGGAGTTTCTTGTGTGTTGGCGTTATTGGCGCCAGTAACTATGCCTTGGTTAGCAATGTTTACCATCGATGGTGTTGCACCATCAGTAGGAGTTGCAGTATCTCCACTGTTTCCTAAACCTAATGCACCTAAAACTGCATCAGTTATTCCATCTGTTGCCGCATCAATTGCACTATCTACGATTCCGTCTATGTTTTGCCCTATCTGTAATACGTCTCTGATAGTATCTAATGTGTCACCACTGCCTAAGTTTGATATTCTATCTATTAAATCAAAAGGATTATTTCCGCCTTGTTCAAGTGGGCTTTCTCTGCGGTCATAACTATCTGGTCCTGCAAAACCTACTACTTCCTCTGATCCTTCACTGTCTGGACCTATGTCACCGATTTCTCCTGTATTATATACAACAGTTTCATAATCGATAGTCATTCTATTTTGCATTGTGCCGCCACCGTCTCCATAATCATATGTGTCATGGTCAAATGATGTAATGATTGGATTAATTAAAGTGTACGCAATATATTGACCTGCCCACAAACCATATACTGTAATATTATTAAAGAAAGGAACTTTTTCTCCGCCGTCTGCTCTATTGCCACCTTCGCCTCGGGCATCTCCCCTATAACCATATTCAGTATCACCTGATATTGATGGATCATAAATGTTACGTCTATTATAATCTTTTACAGCCGGCGCATTAGCAAAAGGAGCAACAATAGGATTCCAAGAATCTGCATAATTATATCTGTAATATGCGTCCCACATTGCAGTAATTTGTGATGCATTATCATCATGGAAAGTTATTTCTATCGGTTGATATTTAATTTTTGATTGAATCAAACGTTTTCTATTGTATTGATTCATTTCTGTTACATCCATGTTGAATGTAGGGAGTTTAATTTGTTTGACTAATAAGCCGTAGTTTTGTCCTGTTGGCGGTTCATATGCTGTAGGATTAATTTGAAACCAAGTATGGAAAGTAAATTTGACTTTACCTGCATTACCTTGTCCACCCGGCAAGAAATTTTTTGCCGCATGTGAATAGTCACGCAGGTATACTCGACCCAATAACTGATCAAGTATTCCAGTCTGTACTGATTCTAATGCTCTATCTACTGGTCCTGATGCCATATATTTCTCCTACAAGAGTATTTATCTAAACTATATACCCATAAAAAAACCGGTCGAAACCGGCTTTTTTATTTAAAATAATTCTAATACTTACGTAGCAGTACCAATCTGACTTGGGAATGTCTGTAAACCAGACTGTCCAACACCAGCACCCGGTACGCCGTTTAGATCGCCGCCAGCATTTGTCTGGACTGCGTTATCGTAACGTAGAGTCATAGCAATAGTCACTGCATCAGATGTACCATAGTTTAGAGTCTGATAGTTTGCTTGTTGTAAGAAACAACCTGCTAATGACCAGTTTTCTAATACTGTTGGTGTATTGATACCGTTACCACCGTCTAAGATTTGAATTTCAGTTTCAAATTTATAATCTCCGCCTGCTGCCGCTGAAGACTGCTCGTAGAAATCTAATTGACGTTGTAACTGAGCACCAACTGCTTTGGATACATTACCAGAAGCATCGTCTCTGACGTTGATAGCAAGTGTTTGCCATGTGTGTTTACCAGCAAGATAGACACGTGAGTTGTACACGTTCATAGTGATTTCATCAAACTGAACTTGTGGTCTCGCACAATCTACTACTTGTCTAGTAAGAATAAGTGAAGAATCATCGTCAAAACCAAAATTAATAAAGTTCACACGGAATCTATATTGAAGTTTTGGCATCAACAAGTTTTGGTTAGCGCCTCCCTCAGGTTGTACCGAAAGTTTTGCTAATGTATCTGAGGCTGTTGCCATTGTTAATCTCCTGTTTTAATATATCTTAATATATATTTATCTTTTTAATTCAGAGAGGCCGAAGCCTCTCTGTATATCTTTTTTATTAAGATCCTGATAACTCACCAGTGTTGAATATTCTGACCGGAACGTAGATAAACTCAGCGGCTTTCACGGGCTCTACTGCTATGTCAATCCAAAGTTCATTTCGATCAATTCTTGCTGGAGTGTTGTTAGAATCATCACAAACTACTGAGTAGTCATATAATCCTCGTTTTGAAACTAGATCCTGGAACAATGATTCGACTACTGCTTTAATAGACTTTCTTGTTTGAGGGTCATTAGGTTCAAAGACAAATGGTCTTGCGGCTAATATTAATTGTCTACGTATGTAAGCAACTAATCTTGCTACGTTTACTCTGTCTAATGCAGATGATGAATCAAATGAAGTTTTGTTACCATAGTTCAATAATCCATTACCTGTAAAGAATACCATTGGGTTAATAAAGTTAGTGTATAACACATCTCTAATACCAATACGTGTTCTGATTGAGTTAAACTCGCCTTCGTCATCGATGTATCCGATGCTTGTAGCATTATCGATTATACCACGTCTAGTACCTGCTGGTGCTAACCAAGGATAAGCAATATTGTCATTACGCAACATAGTTCTTGTCATCATGTGTGATGATGGAACAGCAACTAAGTTACCTGATAGATCACTAGTGATACCTGATGGATAGAACAGACCCATATAAGTATTTCTACTTACAAGTCCGTCTTCACCTGTAGTTGTTGCACCTGCGGCGTTAGTTGCCCAAGCCTGAATTTCAGTTGCATCATCTTTCAATCTCATTGGTGTATCACCAACAATGTAAGAAGTCTCACCTCTATCAGAGTTCAATGCTATCATGTTAGGCTGTAGTTCAGGATAACCTGGAGTTGCTTGTAAGTTGAAGTAGTTATCTTCATCTCTGATTGCAACGTTAGAGTCAATTGCTGAACGTAATGCTTGTGTTACCATTGATCTTTGTGCTTTACGACCTGCGTTCATTGAACCGTCAGACGCATCGCCTGAAGCAGATACCCATGCATCTTTTTGTACTGGTAAAGTATCAGATGGGAATCTGTCACTGTTAAAGTAGTTTACACGATACTGCTTAACGTTGTATGAAGAACGTCTTGTGTTCCAAAGCAACATACCTTGTGGGTAGTTACCTGATAAAGGAGCATCAATATCTAAGTAATCACTTCCTAACAATGATTTGATAGTTGGTATCGGATCATTTGCAGGGTTAGTTGTTCCGTTAGTTGCCCAACGTGCATCTTTAAATAAGATACCTTGTGGTGTAGTTTGATCAGAGTTGTCGATTAAGACCCACTTATCAGTAGCACTACCGCCACCTGTTGCTGGAACTGACTGCCATCTGTATAGTAACGGATAGTTCTCTAAGTCAGAAGTATCTAACCAAAGATCACCGTATACTAATGCTGAGCCGTCACTTTGAAGTGTAGGCTCACTAGCAGATACTAAAGGTCCTGCTGGATCAGTTGCATTTACGACTGATGGGCTAGGTAATCCGTTTGAATCATAACCTTGTTGACTATAACCTTTCCAACCACCGTCATAATTGATCATAATGTCTACTTGATCAGTTGATGAGTAGTACCAGTTAGTCATGTTGCTAGGTATTGCAGTTGGTGCACCTTCATTTGCTGTTAATGAATCAGCGCCTGTAGTAGTTAATGAGAACTCTCTCCAGTTAGATAACTGAGTTGTGAACGCATCTGCGCCAGTACCTGTGCTTAAAGTATAAGATGTAACAACACCTGCTGTAACACTTGTGACTTTTACTTGTAAATCATTTGCTGGTGAAGCACCGCCTAAGTCTGTACCTAAGAAAGTAACTACGTCACCTACAGCATGACCTGTACCACCGTTTACTACTGCATCTGGATCAAAGTCATAGTAACCATAATCATTAGTTACTTGGATTGATAAACCAGTACCTGCGCCTGATGAAGAATCCTGTACAGGTTGAAACCCGATGTCATCTCTAAATGGTCCAGTCTTACAACCTGCTGTGTTAACAGTAAATCCTGCTTCTGCAAATAAACCACTTGAAATACCTGTGTTGTTATCAAAATCATCTAAGATTATAACACCACCTGAAGTGTGTTGAATTTGAATTGAACCATCATCGTTTACACTTGCTGAAGTGTAAGGAATGTTCGCCGCTGACCATGCAGTTACAAAGTCAGATGCATCAGTAGCATCACCTAAGTTAAATGTATAAGGGCTACTTAATGTAGATGAACCTGGAGTTGAAATTTGAACTCTTGCTACATATGGTCCTGAAGTAAAGTCTGGTGCAGTGTTTGTACCGTTAACTACTGTTGCGCCAGTTGCTATTCTATAGAAGTAGTATACTGGAGCCGCTGTGTACTCACCGTTAAATCCATATTGTGCATAAACACTTCCTGCTGGAATTGCTTGTCCACCTGTTGAGTCTGCTGAATAGATTTGTGCCCAATCAGAGTCTGCAAAAGTAGGTGTCTTAGGAATGTATGAAGATGATGTAGAATCATATTCAGCAATTACTGGTTGTAATCCTGTTCCGTCAACCTTAATCCATACAGAACCAGTTGGAGCAGGCTGAGCCTGTCCTGATTGCCATAATGGCTGTTGAGCAGATGTACCATATAATGCTCTTGGCTGGAAGCCAGTTACGTTAGTACCTGTAAATCCTAAGTCAGTAAAGATAGTACCTGTTGCGTTAGCAAGTCTAATGTAGAATGGTTGCTCAGGAGTACCTTGATCTCCACCTGTCTGTGAAGAATAAATTTCAAGTTTATTATCAATTACTGCCGCTGAAACATATTCCCAACCTAATGAGTTAATATCTGCCGCTAACTGAGAAATAGTATTGTTAGGAGCCGCTGATACAGTAAGTTGTGCTAAGTTTGTACCATTAACGATCAGGTCAATTGTATCACCTTGTGTTAATGTAGGATTAGATGTAGGTGCTGTGATTGAAGGCCATGCCTTAAACCAATCTTCTGAATCTAAACCAACCCATGTGTTCTGACGATTCTTGTACCAATATGTAGGTGCATTGTCGTTGTTAGGGTTTCTGTAATTAGGGATTGCAACTACTGCATAGTCACCGATGTTTCCTACTGATTGTAGAGGTGTACCTACTGACACTAAAGTAGAGTCAGAGATAACGATTGGTGCTTTTGCTGTAAATGCTCCTGTTGTTGAATTAAACTCATTGATTCCCCATGTAGAAGAAGTTGTGTTTAACCAAAACGAACCGTTTTGAGGTGCCCCTGTTGGACGACCTGTTGATCCTACTAAACTTGCTAGATCAACGTCTGCTCTTAATACAAATACTTGATTTGAAATACCAAGTGCTGAGTAAGCCGCTAATAGTCCATATTCATTTAACTCATAGCCTTGTAACGGAGTACCGTTTGCCGCTGTGTAAAAGAATGGGTTACCGTATAAAGTAACTAGATCACGTTGAGAAGTTACTCTGTATAATTTACCTGCGTTTGCGGCTGTTGTGGCTGCCGCAGTTGCTGTTGATGTTGGATCCGCTTTATCTTGTGCTGTTGCTAACAAGAAGAAGGGAATCGATGCTGTTGCGCCTGGCAAGTATTGACTTTCATCAATGATGCTTACTTCTACGCCTGGTGATGTTAGTGCCATAATAATATTCCTTTTGTATGATTTTGAGGGTTACACCCTGATTGTTTTTTCATACTATTATTTATCTTGTTGTACAAAAAATTATGGTTTAACATACCTTCGAAGGCATTTTCATAAATATAGTTATGAGTTTACCTAGACCAATTTGCAAAGTCTGCAACAGAAAAGTGTGTGCCATTAATTATATTAAGAATGGCAAACGTCATTACAGGAGTATGTGCAACCAATGTGGCAAGGTAAATAAAACAAGAAAGCCTATATATCTTTGGCAACGAGCAGGATATGAAAAACAAGACACTTGCTTTTTATGTGGATTTAAAAGTTTATACTCTACGCAAATGGTAGTGTATCATATAGACGGAAGACCACAGAACACAGACTATACGAACTTAAGAACAATATGCTTAAATTGTATTGAAGTTGTAAAAAGAAAACATGTGATGTGGCACAGAGGAGATTTAACTGTTGACTATTAACTCCATGTGTTTATGTAAGTCATCAATTGTGCCGTTGTTATCAACGTGATAATCATAATCTAATCCAACACTACTATACTCACTAGCATGAACTCCTAGATCGACTAATCTTGCTAGTGCCTGAGGATTTTCATAATAATTATAATCAACTGCATCATTTAACCATGCAGGCTGTTCTCCTCGATTGACTCTGAGTGTAGTTCCACCTGCATTTTTAATTGCTTCTACTTCATTTTTAAATCTGCAATCAGTAATGACTACGTTATCTTCTATTTTACGTAATTGATTTTCGATAGATGATACCCAGATATCATTGTGAAATGATCGTCTGCCTACTTCAGTTCCCCAATACTGTAGTACCCAACGAGGAGTGAGATGAGGCATGTCTAATCGTTTTGCCCACCACTCATCAACTTGTTCTCGCCACTCTCTACTAGATTGAGTTGTTCCTTCTAACATTTCTCTATCCCATCCAAAGATAGCAGATACGCAATCCTTTAGAGGACCTGCATAACTGAGTTTTCTGAAGCCGTGAAATCTTATAAGATAATCAGCCGCAGTATCTTTGCCACTGCTGATAAGTCCTGTAATGCCTATAATCATATGGTAGTCCTGTAGTAAAGTAATAACATTGTACAGGATTTATAAAAGAATGTCAAGTCTTTTTGGAAAAATGATTTAATATTTTATCTATTGCAAACTCATTTATAATAGCGGTATTAGGATGTACGCCATCCTTGAATATATCTGGGTGTGATTTTTTTACGGATAAGATATTTTCATACTTAGACATTTCACTTGTTAATATGTCTAAATCTTTAGTTTTGTATGGGTTATTATAATGATCGAAACTTTGAAAATGTGATGTAGGTACCTTATATCCTACAATGTCTGACAACAAATCTTCCATTACAAAATCTGCCCAATCATAGTCATTTGGTCTATGTAGTGATGCATGTCCACCTACGATTGCCCACTTAGCATTTGGACACATATTTCTTATTTCAGATACTGTCTTGTTAGTTTCAGTCTGCAACCAATCAAGGGTATCTGAAACACTTTCAGTTCCGAAACGGTGAACATAATTTGGAATATGTATTGGAAGAAGTTCTTCTCTTCCTAACTCAGTATAAAACCAAATAATCAAATCAACTTCTTTGTACTTGAGCCTATCCTGCAAAAAAGTTTTCCCTTCATTGAGAGTCTGTAAATTAGTGCCTCCAAATATAGCACAGTTAAAGATTAAATGACCTTTGAATTGGAACCATCTAAGTTTATCATTCTTAGCACTCCATTGAGCATTGGGTTGTGAGTTGGCGAAATAACAACCCCAACTATCCCCGACAACTAGAATGTTCATTTAACAATCTTCCCAGAATATATTTCATCTTCGTCTAGGTGTATAGTCATTGCAGGTGGAATAACCCAAAGTCGTAAGATTTTATGTTTAGATATATGTTTTAATGGAGGACAAGATCGATATAGTAATTGCCATTCTTGGTCTAATACATATTGCCAATGTCTATAATTGTATTCAATATCTTCAATGATGCCCGGACTATAACCGTTTGCATTATCTAAAAAAGATATTATTCTTTCATGTGCGATATCAATATACTCTTGTTCTGATGTAGAAGTATCAGTGATTAAATCTGGTACACTTGTATATTTTCTAAATGTTTTAAATCCTAACCCTTCTAATGTTTTCTCCTGTAGATCATATTTACTGATTCCCATAAAAGGTTTTTTAGTTGCAATAGGTTTCCAAGTTTTTTCTGTAGTAGAGTAGATATCATGTTCCCAAAAAGGACGAACCTGAACGTCTTCGTTTACTTCTACTTCGGTATGTCCAGAGTTAGGATTATCAAACCATGTTTCAGGCATAACAATCAATGATGCATCATTCCATTCATCAGGAAAAAGATAGTTAGCAACATCAAAAGAATTTACAAGACCTGCTTTGTTTACTTCACAAAATGAATCCCCGGGTAATGTTCGTTCTAGTTGACTATAAATATTTTTTAAATCTTCAAAACTTAAATCTTCATCAATCGCATCCAATATCGGTTGATAATCTTGTGATATAGAATCTTTGAATGCACTATACTCATTTAACGAGTTTGTCAAAGAGTAATCTAATCTATCAAGTGTGTTTTCTTTGAAGAATTTATACAACAAAGGCAGTTTATGAACTCTACCTGAAATATCACCTATCAACCAAAGTGCTTTCCGATCTCTTGCATTACTCCAATCTCTAGTTGTGTCTAATCCATAACTTCTTTCTTCGGTTCCTTCGGACCTTAATAAAAAGTATCGAGGATTGTGACCAAAGACCATGTAATGATCAGGCAATTCATTTATGTTAACTCTAGTCCCTTCATGGAATAGATACACATGTGTCAAGTTAGGAAACATTTGACTTGTATGTAAATATTCTAGTGTTTGTTTTGTAAACTTTGTATAGTCATAGCCAACTTGTGGCTCATACAACATAAAACTAATAATTAAATGTTCGATATTTTGCGTGTCATAAGGTTCGACAGAATCAATGTGCCCGTCAAAGGGTACATTACGATCATGTCCGCATTCTACATTAATAGACCAAATTGTATCTGTGAATTGACAACTGTGAATCGTCATGCAATGTGATTAGCCCTGTATCCAAGTAAGAGGTTGAGAGTAATCTACGTAATCACGTAAATCTTTGTGACATTGTTCTTGTGCCGCAAGACCTTCTGCTTTCATTGCCGCACCGTTGAGAGCAGTTCCACCTGCGGGTCCTGCAATAGTTGAGAATTTCTCACGTGCTTGACCTATAGTAATCATGCATGTTGCTAACACATAATTTTCTATCCAAGGTGCAATGCCTGGGTCTTGTAGTAAAGTTGTTTCTGGACGTAAAATGTCAGCCCAAATAAGAACCTGTTCTCCTGATCCTTTGAAGTCTCTAACAAATCTAATTGTTTTAGTTACTGGATCAAAAGTGTAGATAACAAATCCACCAAACATTCTAGCGGCTAGTTCTACATATCCTGCATAAAAGTCATATGTTGCTAAACCACCTGCATAGTTATAGTTCAACAGATACGTGTTTAAGATAGCAGATGAAAATGGATCAAATGATGATGCGGCTGGACCTGTTTCAAGACCAATTGTACGTCTGAAACATTGTCTTACATTAATAAACTCGGTTGGTAGTGTGTAAGTATCTTGGTCTTTATCTATCGTCAATAAGGTATAAGACTCTTGTACTGAGTTTTCAGCACGTTGCCTATATACTTTAATTGCATAGTTGTATGCCGCTTCGTAGTGTTCTGGATCTAATTCTAAATCTACAATGCCATCACCCAGCCTAAAACGAACCTGGTCGAACATATTCTCTTTGAGTTGTTCGAGGTTTTCTCCGTTTGGTACTGCTAGTTGTTCTGATGACATATTGATAAATTCCTATTTCTAGTATTTATCAGTCTAAATGTTTTTCTGTTTTATATAATTGTTTAAATCAGTGGCTCTGGATAGATGTGCGTCTGCTCCATGATGACCATACTTAGCATTTGGGTTTATCATGCCTGCTTTTTTATACTTTTCATAGAAGCCGTAGTCATTGTCTCTGTACATGTAATAACGTTTAGCATCGATCTTTGATAGATAAGGTCTTAACCATTTCATGTTTCGATTGTTAAAAGCAACACCAGAGTTAGTCATTAGATATCTAATGTTTTCTGCTTTGAAAAAATATTGCAATGATAAAGCATCCTTAGCAGTCAAGCATTCAGTATAAATCTCTGAATATACCAAGAATCTTTGTGCTGTTAAAAACTGTTCCTTTTCTTGTGGAGCAACATGATGTGGATCTGTCATTGCATTTACTTGAACTGAACTTAAAAATGATGGGTCTGCCCAATCAGCACAAGTGTCTTGGTCAATACCTACATCGTGCGGGACAGGTGCTTCTATTCTACAACTCTCTGCCCAATTGACTAAAACAAAAAGGTTGTTTGCTTTATTTGACACCAAATCTTGGTTAAGTGTAAACCAATTTAGTACACTACGATGTATTGCACCATTAGAAGAACCGTTTCTTGCAATATTGATAGGAGTATGATCCATCATGTTTGCTAATTGGTTACCGAAACTTGCTTGACGATTTGCTGGGCTTGATAAGTTCCCATCGATTTCCGAACCAGCGGCATGACTACACCCCGCAATCAACATATAATTTGCCATATAATTAAAACGCCTTTAAAATAATCATTGAATCGTTGAAACGACCCTTCGGTTGAACACCGACTGCTTTAATAGCATCAAAGAATTTACGTGCCGCAGGCTTGCTACCCATAATCTCTTTAATCTGTTCTTTGGGTTTACGTAATGTCTTAATTGCACTTTTAGACTTGTCAAATCCATACAAAGTGTTACCCTTGACAAACATTTCTCCTGCCATTTCTTCTGCGACATAGTGATGAAGTTTTCTTTTAGAAGTATCATAGCACCATGCTTCTTTAGACATGTGTAGTTCTGTTGGTCTGATACTTTCTAGTTTTAGTTTAGTTGCTTCACATTCAAAACTCTTTTGATACTTCAACTTCTGTGTTGCTTTCTCAGGAGTAATTGGCTTAGTTTTGCGTTTAGCCCTGTTTTTAATCTTAAGAGCCTGATATGAATTCAACACTCCGATCATAGAGTCATATGCATTTATAATGCCTTTTAATTTTCTTTTGTTAAAGTGACTGTATGCTTCGACCAATTGCTCATCAGTGCCTTCAATTACTTCTTTGAATTCTTTCTGTTCTTTTGTATAACTATCGACTAGTTGAGGTATATGATTGGGTAAAGGATTGTATGAGTTTAACACTCGCATGATTGCTGTATTAAATTTAGCATCTGCTTTAATCTCATCTTCAAAGAATTGATCCATGATGCCATCGATCTCTCCACCTGCTTCCATTAACTTGCCAAGCATGATTTCTTGTATAGAAGGACGATTGGGTTTGTCTTTTGCTTTTTCTTCTTTTACTTGAGCAATCTTTTTACCTTTCTCTAACCATTCTTCTTTGAGTTTGGCAATATGATTTATATGCCCTTCTGGCATGTACCCAACTCTATTTAAAAAATAAACAGACGTACCAGTAGAGTTAAAGTTCCAATCTGGATTTCTAAGAATAATCTCTCTTTCTTCTTCAGTGTAGCCAGATTCTTTTTTGATCCAAGTTTTAAATTCAGTCAGTCTTTTCTTATCACTGATTTCTGTACGAATAAAATATTGGCAGTCTTGGTATGCCTTTGCCTGTCCTTCAGGGTCTTTGATGTCTTTGTACTTTTCCCAGTCAGGTTCGGGAGTTAAATAAACTGTCTTTTGTTTACGTCTTGCCATTTTGTCCCTTAATGAATTTAATGTTCATACTTAGTGTTCGCATTGTACACGGATTAATTTTCTAATTCAACCTTTATTTACCCAAATTCTTCGTCTCATTGTATTGAGATAAATATATATATGCCAAGATTAAGTTTATACCGGGAACAGAAACAAAACGATTACCGTTTTTTAGACAGAAGTATTTCTGAGCAGTTGACTGTTGGCGGTACTGATCTCTATGTTCATAAGTACGCAGGGCCTTTAGACCAAGGACCATCTGCTGACTTCACACAACCTCAGTATAGTTCTATGGACCCAACAAATATACAAGATTTGTTGTTCTTAGAGAATAGAGATAGAAAATATGAAAAGGATATTTATCGATTACGGGGCCATTATAACGTACAAAACTTAGACTTTGATCTAAGTCAGTTTGGCTTATTCTTAAGTAATGACACTATTTTTATCAACGTGCATTACAATGACATGATCGATATCATAGGCAGAAAGTTAATGGTAGGTGATGTTATCGAACTACCTCACTTACTAGATTACAATCCCTTAGACGATGATGCTACAGAATTTCCAGTAGCATTAAAAAGATTTTATCAAGTCACAGATGCTAACTATGGTAGTGAAGGTTTTTCACAAACATGGTATCCTCATCTATGGCGTATCAAATGTGAGAAACTAGTAGACAGCCAAGAGTTTGCAGATATCTTACGTCAACCAACTGACAAAGACAATTACTTAGGTGATTGGGATAAAAACAAAACATACCCTGCAGGGTATACAATGACATTCGGTGACAAAAACTATATCGCACTACAAGATGTACCACAAGGAACAAAACCCGGTGACACTGATCCAGATCCGTATTGGGAACTGGATACAGGTAAAACACTTAAAGATGTATTAGGTCGATATAATGAAAATATTAGAATTAACGATGCTAACTTAAAAGAAGCAAAACGTATTGTACCGAAAGCCGGATATGATACATCTAATTTATATGTCGTACCTGGTTATGGTATCTTTGAAGCAAACGGTGTACCATCTGACAAAGAAAATCAACCCGCACCTCCTGTCGATGTACGTTCATGGATGCCTGGCAATAGTCCACTGACTGCTACTGGACAAGTCATCACAATGAAAAGTGACAAATACAAATACGACTCAACTGGTATAAGAATACCTAAAGAAGTTATTGATGTGATGCAAGCCAAACATGGTGAGCAAGATATAGACTTAGAAGCAATGATAGCAAAGTTTGTACAAGCAAACTTGTCAATTGCAGTTGAAGCACCAGAGATGTCATCAACTGGCTCAGGTCAGATGGAAGGCACAAAATTATTAACAGTTAATATAAGTGGTCCTGTTACAGGTCCATATGGTACTGCTGACAACACTTATGCAACAGCAGACCAAGATCCTACTCANCCAGGCTTTACAGGTACAGAGCCATACGGTCCAAATACAATGGACTATCGTGCTGACTGTGATCCTCGTTTTCAATACATTGCAAGATATACTCCACGTGACTTTGGTTATACATCAGGTTACTTATCAGGAGAAGGCACTCCGCCTAATGGTTTGCCGGCAGGCGCTGGTATTTCGTTCCCGCAAAGTCCACAAGTTGGAGATTATTTCTTGCGTATAGATTATACACCCAATGTACTGTATCGATGGTCAGGAACTCTTTGGTTAAGAGTTAGTGAGAATGTAAGAACATCTACAGGCTTCACTGAAGAAGATACATCACAACTTTCAGGATTTATAAATAACGATGCTGAAATATTCAGCAACAACGATGAGGCAAACGTACCATCTGCTCAAGGACTAAGTGGAATCTTAGACATTGCACCAGATAACAATCCACCAAGTGACGGGACATAATGGCACAATATTTTTACGACAATCAGATAAGAAGATTTTTATTACAGTTTGCTAAAATTTTTAGTAACTGGTATGTAACTGCAGGGAATGATCCTAATGGTAATCCTATTCTTGTTAGAGTACCTATTCAATATGGAGATGCAAGTAGACAAGCATCAACAATTATTGCAAACAACTCAGCAAGTAATCTTCCTTCTGCGCCTTTGATAACTTACTTTATCAATGGATTAGAATACGATCAAAGACGTACACAAGAACCTTATTTTGTAGAGAAACAAAATGTACGTCAAAGAGACTATGATCCAACTACAGCCTCATACGGAGAGACACAGGGTCAAGCATTTACTGTTGAAAAGTTGATGCCAGTTCCGTATACACTTAGACTACAAGTAGACTTTTGGACAACTAACTATCAACAAAAATTAGAATTGATTGAGCAGTTAGGTACACTATTCAATCCATCATTAGAAATTCAAAACACTGATAACTTTATTGACTGGACATCTTTAACAGTTGTATATCAGGATGGACTGACGTTCTCATCTCGTACTATACCACAAGGTACAGGTAATCCTATTGATGTTATGTCATGGAAATTCTATTTGCCCATGTGGTTAACAACATCTGCTAAACTTAAAAAGTATGGTGTTATTAATAAGATTATTACTTCTATCTTTGAGGGTAAAACACAAGAAGATATGAAAGATGATGACTTGTTATTAGGTACAAGACAAAAGATATCTCCATATGGTTATCAAGTATTGTTTATAGGCAATTCATTACAGTTATTACCACAAGATCAACCAGATCAACCTTCTAATTTCTCATTAGATAAACCAGAGAATCCAGATACTGATATCTATTGGTCATCTATCTTAAACATGTATGGTGCATACCGAGGAGGTATTTCACAAGTTGCATTACAAAATCCATATATGGATACAGAGATTATGGGTACAATTGTTATTGATCCTCTTGATGATCGTTATCTAATTTATAATGTCGATGAAGATACATTACCACAGAATACATTAGACCCTGTAACATCAGTTATTAATCCTCAAGTATCAGGACCAAACAACGGACTACCTGGACCTATTCCTAATGTGAGATATTTGTTAACACAAGATATAGGTTCTAGCACATCATCTTGGGGTACAATTATAGGCAGTCAAACAGGTACATCAACATTACCTGAATCACAAGTTGCAACAACAATGACTCCCGGTACATTATATCAAATTGCTACTATAGGTACAACTGATTTTAGATTCTATGGTGCTCCAGATAATAATATAGGTACTCAGTTTACAATGAACAATGTACAGCCAGAAGGTACAGGCACAGTTTATACTGTTGTAGAAGCAAAAGCAAATGACATTATACAATTCAATGCAGATATTATGACTTGGTTTGTTGCATTTGATTCTGTCATCAACCAAGATGAACTTGAGTATGTAACTAACTTAACTACAGAAATTCAATATCGTTGGGCATCTACTCCTCCTGATTCAGTTCAGCCTGGTTTGCCTGCACAATGGATGAAGTCTTACGAAGGTTATTATAACGAAGGCGATTACAGTATAGTTATTTAAGAAGCACCCTGTCACCTACTAAATAATTGTATGGCGATTATTATAAATCAATCTGCTGGTATTTTCTTTTATTGTAAGTCTACCAAACGATCTCTATATCTTTTAAGAAACGAATCTAAAAATCCTACGTGGTCTATACCAGGTGGCAAGATAGAAAAGAATGAAACTCTATTAGCAGGATTAAAACGAGAATGCTTAGAAGAAATTGCATACTGGGAAGATGATTTAAAATTAGTGCCCATACAAAAATTTGTCAATAACACATTTGCATATCATACATTCTTTTGTGAGATAGAAGAAGAATTTCCCCCTATTTTAAATGATGAACATTGTGGGTATGCTTGGGTAGGTGATGACAAATACCCAAAACCTCTACACCCCGGACTATTTTCTACAATTAATATCGATAATGTAGTAGAAAAGTTATCTAGTCTAAAGAATCTCTAATAGAAAGCCCTCAGAGACGTTCTAAGACGCATAGTTTACTTTTGTGAATAGATAGATGTCGTTGATCAACGTTGCTCAGAGGACGATTTACACGGTCCTAGGAGCAGTAATCAGCACCATTTCGATCCAGCATTCTCAGTAATGCAGTCCAAAACAAGTTTACATGCTCGTCCGGTGAGTCATTAATTCGTCCTATTTTATCCCATTCTGCTTCAGAAGGAACTGATAGTTCTGCACCAGTACGCAGGACATCGACTTGAATTTTACAGGCGTTTTCAAGCATATAGAGATTATAAAGAGCCTCTGGAATATTTTTGGCTACAGATAGTAAGCCATGATTTCGCATAATCAGCAAAGATTTATCGCCAATATCTTTTCCTAATTGGGCACATGATCTAGTATTAGGAACTTCGATACAATGGTAATCGTAATAGTTTATTTTGTTTTGTACTTCACCTGATTGTTGTGACAAGTTCATCAGTCCTTCTTTCATACATGAAACTGCGATTCCCGCACGGGTATGTGAATGCAAAATACAGTTTACATCTTGTCTAGTTTTCATTATTGCTGTATGAATTGCATGTCCTGCATCCATATAAGATTCTCCTGCTAAGATTTTTCCATCGAAATCAACCTTAACAAGATTAGATGCAGTTACCTCATCAAACATTAAGCCATAAGGGGTAGTCAAGTAATGATTTTTATTTTGAGGTAGCCGAACACTTAAATGAGTAAAGATTACATCTGTCCAACCGAAATGATGAAAGAGGTGATGGCAAGCGGCGAGATCGCATCTTAATTTCCATTCAGTATCTTCCATATCATTTATTTAACCCAAAAAGAAAGGGTGACTAGCACCCTTTCTTAACCTAAATAAAATTTAGTGTGACATCCAAAACTCAATGACTGAATAGCCTAGAGTTCCTGCCACCATACCTGCTCCGATAAGCATCCATCTCCAACGTTCTAATGCAGTAATCTTAGTTGCCATTAGATCGTGTGACTCTTGGTTTGACTTTTGAAAGTCATGTAAGAGTTTATGAGTTGATGCATTGCCTTCTTTAATTAATGTTTCACATTCTTTAATATCATGCTTAACATCATTTAATGCAGTATCAAACTTTTCATCCAAGTTTTTAAATTCGACTTTGAGAACCGCAATTTCAGTGTCGTACTGTTGTAATTGCTTTTGTGCGTTACTCTGTGCCATGATTTAAATACCCCTTAGATTATAAAGATTCGACAGTTACAATCGGATATGGTTGTCCACCGTATGTGTCTGCAGGGTATGCGGTATTGAAAGATATAATGTAAGGGTTGCCAGAAAAGTCTAATGCTCGTCCTGAACCTTTAATTCTTTCTAATCGTACAGTACTCGCATCGTCTAACGTTACAGTAACAGTCATAGTGTTGTCTGCTAATGCGCCATCAGCCGAATCGGCTAAAGTACAAATACCGGTATTGCCGGATCCATCATCAACAAGATACTTTCTCGCACCTTTTTGTCTGATAATAAAGCCGTCACCTTCTATGTTAGAGCCTACTTTGCATCTACATACAGTTTGAGGCCCTGTCTGAGTTGTGTTACCAGCAACAATACGATAGGTATTTGATAAACCTGCAGGGTTGTTATATGTGGTATCAACATCAGAATTTTTCGATGTTTTCATTGGTCGTCCCATTTTTTGATCTCCTTATATAATATTAGTGAGTGACGTTCTAGGTCTACGCGGCGGGCACCGCATAAGTCTCGTTTGATGTTATCTTACAAAACAAGAACATTCATATGTATTTATAGTTTTTGCGTAAAAACGTTGGTTAGAGACGACCGACTGCTACCTCAATAATAGACATTTCTTTGCTAGTTTTGTCTTCGATAGCCTTGCCTACAGTCATGCCAGGATGCATTATAGTAGCAACATGATACCAAGCAGTTGCACCGCCTTGACCATCACTTACCATAATATCTCCTTTTTCACACGTGCCTGTCACTTTACATGGTACTCGACCTTGTAATGCAATAGCAACTTTGTGACCAGGGCATTCTGCATTCATAAGATATGCTGGATTAGTTGACACTACACCTGCTACTCGTCTAGTACCTACTTCATTAGAAAGATGAACTTCTTTAGTGCCACCGAAACTTACTACTGTACCTTCTTCGTAGTCTGCTTCTCCTTCATAGTATTCTGCTAAGTCAGCATATGTTGCTTCTAATTTAGATCCTGCACCCAATGACCAATTACCTATAATAGCACCCGTTGTATTTGCATTTGCTGTTGCTGGATCGGTTCCAGCATGTAATTCTGTAGTGTAAACTTCGTTGAATATGCCGAAGTTAGAACCTGATACGTTACCACCTGATACGTTACCAGTTGCGGCAATATTTGCAATACCAGTAAGATTAACACTTCCATTACCTGCGATGTTACCACCAGATGGCATTGAAAGTCCACCAGTTCCTGTAATAACTTCCGTACCTTCTATTGTTGGGGCAAATACTTTTCCTGTTGCATTAACATTTCCCGCATCAACATTTGCAGAAACAGTTAATGATGATAGTGTACCAACTGATGTAATGTTGGCTTGTGCGGCACCTGACACTGTAGCGGCTACTGATGCTAATGCTACAGTACCTGATACATTTGCGCCAGCAACTGCATTAGCAGTCGCGGCAAAGTTAACTTGACCTGCAACGTTTGCTCCTTGCACGTTTGAAATGTTGCCTGCATCTCCTGATAAAATACCTACAACGTTCCCTATGAACTGATCTGCGGCTACTCTATTAGTAAATGTTGTGTGCGTTGCATTTGATGTGATTTCTTGGAAGCCTAAAGTGATAGACGACCCTGAAAGATATAAATCTCTAAATCTATTTGTATTGTTTCCTAAATCATAAGAAACATTTGCATCTGGTGTAATGTCTCCTGCTACTTCTAAACTTGAAAGTGTGCCGAGACTAGTAACATTTGGTTGTGCGGCTGTTGTAAGTGCACCAGTCAATGTTGAACCTGAAACATCATATGTTGCTTCGACATTACCTGATACGAATTTTGCATTAGCAGTATCAAATGTATAACTACCGCTGACATTAAGTGGTTTATTACCTGTTGCAGAAGTAGATACTAATGCCGGGAAGTAATTTCCTGTAGTAAGATTTCCTACTACACTGTTGTCTGCTACATTAGCATAATCAACATTTAAATTTGCTACACGTGTAGTAGAGTCTACGACAATAGGTGTCGTACCTGTTGCTACATTTGAAAATAGTCTGGATGATGTGACTGCTCCAGTTGCATTTAAGTTTCCTACGTTTGCATTACCATTAACAGTTAAAGTTTTACCTGCACTAAAGTCCCAAGTAAAATCTCCATCGCCATCGATGACACCTGAGTTATTATATTGCACACTTGTATTACTACCCTGAGCCGCTGATCCACCTGTTCCACCGCCTACTGATGCAACTGCTCTACCACCAACACCATATACATTTGCTGTTAATCCTGTTGTTGTGCCAATTGGCTTTTCAGGTCCTGCAACACCATTTGCATAAAGAGTATCAGAAAGTACAATAGTTGTTGTTGTAGGTAATGCATTAATATAGTAAGTGCTAATCGTATCTATTAATGAAGTTGCACTATCCATGTTACCTGTAAATCTAACAGGGTCATTCAATGAAAATACTTGTGAATTACCTACAGTAATTCTTTTGTTTGAAGTATCTGTTGATGCAACACTTGAAAATGCATAATCAGTAAATGCTGAGGTATCTACTGGAGTTGTTAAACTTGTATCTGAATATAATGAGAATGTATTTGCAGTCAAAACGTTAGCATAATATGTGCCACCGTTTAATTCAGTCATACCAACTGCGCCAGTGATTGTAACTTCTTGTCCTGATGTTAAAAAGTTTTCTGTTGTTGAAGTAACAACGCCAGGGTTGGCTTGTGATACATCTTCTATGTATGCTGTAATTGTTCCTTTAGGTGTCCAAGATAAATTACCTAGACCATCAGTTTCAATTGTATAACCAACTGAACCGCCGTCTATTTGAACATTGCTAATCTCTCCTAAGTCAACTAATCCGCCGGCGTCTCCGCCTCTGTTGACCCAGTTAGTACCGTCAAATGCTAAGACTTGTCCGTCTGCGACTGTACTATTTGATATGTTTAAGTTACCAACTGATCCGTCGATTTGACTGAATGTGATATCAGAGTATGAAGTTAAAACTTCAATATTTTCTAATCCACTAGTAGTTTTACCTATAAAGACTCTTTTTGCATCACTGGCAAAACCGATTTCTGCTTCGTCTAATTGTGGTAAATCAACTAGGTTACCAGCCCTTTGTTGAATTTTAGAGATTTGTATAATGCTCATAAGTCTAATCTTTTCCTTTGATTATACTTATTTATCATTGATTTTAAATCAATGTGGCATTTTATCAGATGTACTTAGTGTAGTATTCTTCTAACTTCTTTAGCCATTGTTGATGATACTTATCAAACTCATTGCCTTCTACAATAAACTCTTGGTATTCATAGTCTTTGCTACACATAAACACGACACCTTTCTTAATCTTTGTGCCATATAAGATGTTGTGTGCATCTGCATATGCGGCTAACTGAATAAAATAATCATCAATCCATTCACGTTTCTTGGGTCTATTCGTTTGCTTGTGATCCATGATTGCTTCATCACCTTTATGTAAACCAACTAAGTCAGTTGTGCCTGCATAAATTTCAGGATAGTATAATGTAACTTCAGTTCCCCAAAATTCTTCACAGTTGACTAGACCTTTGTCAACAATTTCTTGTGCCATAATATGACTTTGTTTGCTGTATGGATTAGATCCGTATTGTCCCATGTCTCCAGTGTCACTTAACACATAGTTTTCTAACCATTTATGCATACGTGTTCCGCGTCCTGCGGCTTCAGTAGTGATCTCTTGTGCCTTTTTATGTCCAACTCTGTTACGCCATTCTTGTAATGATTTTTTCTTTTCTTCAGATTGTGTAGCAGATAAGATAGTCGTTACACTAGGAAGTTTACCTCCGTCTGGTGTAAGATATTTACGTGAACCATCAAAGTTTTTCTTTTTTAATTCTTGGTATGGATATTTTTGTGTTATCATTATGGCCTCATATGATCTGTTTCTGGTTTGCCTGCCCAGTTTTTATTTAAGTAATCTAATCCCAATTCATTGAAGTAATAGACGTTTCTGCAAAATTCTAGTGGGTAATAATTTAGTGCATTGTTAGGATTATGTTGCACTTCTTTTTCTGTTTCTGGAGTATGTATTAATATGTCATGTAACTTGGCATGTTTACAATCAGTCACTTCAATTTCATCATAACGTTCTGCAATTTCTGCCAAAACAAAATCTGCAAGATGTTTGTGTCCTTCTACTGTTTCATGTAAGCAAGGGGTCTTTTCAAAATCTTGGGTGATTTCATTAAAATTNCGTAGTTTTCCCGGATGCAATTCTAATTCATTTGCTAAAATTGTTTCATGCTTGTCAATAAACTCATTTACTAATCCATTAGTAACTGGCATATAATCACTCATTAAATGAGGAATATTATGAGAGTCTAGTAAACCATTAATGCTTGACCAACGATGTAATTTGTCTTGTTCCATTAAACAATAATAGTGATCATCGGAGTTTAAAATTATTTCTTTTTCTAACT